ATAAAACCTAAAATACTGATTACCCATTGCACCATAAGCTGAGTTGAGTGCAATCTTTAGTGCCATCTGTTTGTTCTTGTAACGTGAAATGAGATTTAGAAACTTTGGGTCTTTAGTGTCCTCATACTCTTGTTCAGCCTCCAACATCAACTTCTTGATTTCTTTACGTTCTGTATACATTTTGAATAACAACTCAGGAACAAACCCCTGTTTGTCACGACTGAAGATTGCACCATTTGGAGTAATCGTTTCATTTTCTTTAAGAAAAGAGGTGTTAAACTCTTCTGATAACATCTTATTAACAGTAGGCACACTTGTATGCATACCCTTGATAGTCTCAGGAGAAATGTTGTACTGCATTATTAAATGTGGGTACAAAGAATTCAAATCAAAACTAACAACCCAATTATGCAATCCCACTTGTGGGTCTTTCACATAGGCTCCAGCAAACGCATCTGTCTTTTCTTTTCTTTGGATTAGTGGTATCTGAATATTCTTATCACGCAAATAGTTGTACATGATAATGTCCCACATTCTTACTTGTGAGAATACATCACCATAATTGCACTTTGCACTATAAGCCATAGTGAAAATTAAGTCAATCAGTTTCATCTTATCTTCAAGACGGTCTACTAGTTCCACATCTTGAATGTTGTAATCAATAAATGATTGATAATCTTTAGTGTACCACTCACGAAATGTATCAAATGGATTTTCTTCTTTCCGTTGGCCCAGTTCTACAAATGCAATATGATCTAACCGATAACTCTCTTGAGCTGAGTAAGTAAACTTCCTATACAAATCAAGATAATCAAGTTGTTCTAGACCAGTAACATTGTAACAAATGTTTTCTCTACCTTGAATGTACACACTGTCTTTGAATACTGTTTTCCAAACTGACAATCTCCTAACTTCATCTTCACCAAACAATTTCTTAATGCGATGAATCAAGTAAGGTAAGTCATAAAACTTAGAGTTCCACCCTGTTAAAACATCTGGTTTAGAGCTTTCCCAAAATGCAATAAATCTTTTGAGTAATTCTTCCTCATCTGCACAATTGTAATAAGTGACATCATCACGACTGTTTTTATATTCACCGATGCCAAATACAACTATCTTTTTTGATTGATGATTCTTAATAGTGATAGCTAGAAGTTCCTCAATGGACTCTTCCACTTTAGGAAATCCATTTTCAGAGGCTACCTCAATATCAATAGTAACTACTAGAATATCTTCAATATTCCATTTGACATCATACTTAAAATTATCAGAAAGATATTGGTAGGGGTATCTAGTCATACCATAAACTAATCCAGGCTGGAATTCATATTGTTTCACGAATTCCTTTGCACTAGAAATATTTTCTTGTACTATGGGAGTTAGATACTTGCCGTCTAGGCTGGTTTGATTAGTTGGTTTCTGTACTGGAACGTACAGAGTTGGTTTGAATTTATGTCTGGCAGTTACACGCACACCGTTCTTAACGCCTCGAACGAGCATAGAATTACCAGATTGCATTATATTAGTATAAAAGTCCATATCACCTATTTCATTATTAATGTATATACTATTATACTACGCCTATAACAAAAAGTCAAGTTATTTATCCATTCAGTTGGACATTAGGTAGTATAATTCCAGACCCGAATTTAGAATTCCAAGCATCTCTGGCTTCATCAACTGGATCCGCTATACAAATAACCCAATCCATTTTAACAGTTACGTTATCATTTTTTGAGAAGGGAGGCCAAGGTGCAAATCCTATACCTTGTTGTGTGGGCATTAACTGACAAGGATTAGATATAATAACGTCATTAGATATAACTGTTACATCACCAACTAGTTCCTCACCAGATTTCAATTTCACTAAACGAATATCACTCATCTTTCTTTTTACCTATATTATATTTTTGTTCAAGTATCCAATCACCTTTTTCTGAAAACGATAGGACTTTAATTTGACTTAGGGGCGCTTTAGGTTCAGCCTCACCAATGAGACCAACTAATCCCCAATCACCTAGTAAACCAGCAATAGTGTTTCTTCGTTCTATATCATTCTCTGTAAGACTAGACTTCTTACCATCCAGTACAAAGAGTTCCTTAAAATGAACAACATAATATCTGCCTTTCTTATGAAGTAAATGACAAGACTGCCACAACTTCTTTTCTCTGCGAGAGGCTACTCCAATTCGTGATAATGTCTCCCTAACTTTTAAAAAATCATCTGGTTCTTTTAAAGATACTTCTAACATATCTTCTGGAACCCAACTTATCTCTTCACTCATTTCCACCTTTATTTAATTTCTTCTGAATAAGAGTAATATCTTCATCAGTAAGAACATTCAAAACGTCCTTAGCTTTCTGATCACTATATCCAAAGTATTCCTTAATTAATTCTAAATTTTCAATTTTAGATGTTTTTAGCCAAGGAGCAAATCGTTTCTTTGACCTAATACTATTTATCAAGAAATGAAATTGGAGTTTATTATCAAGGCCTGGATATTGATTCATTTCGTTAACTAGTAAAATAGTGTCCATAAAGGGATAAACACAACGATTAACGACATATGGAAGATACTTTTTTTCCCACATTCCATCGGGGGTGTCCATCAACCTCTCTTTCGATTGGTTGATGGCTTTCAGATATTCTTTCAATTCATACATAATATAGTTTATAAATGATGATATTTACTTTTTCATAGGCTTACCATTTTTGTCTACCTCAGACAATTCTACTGCTAAACCACCATTATTTGGGTCTTTAGTTTCATCTTGAGGTAAAAATCCATGCCACCTAACTCCAAGATCAACTTTAATTTCACCATTCTCATCAATAGACACACAATGTCTAATGACTCTTTCTAGTTTCTGTTGGGTAAGATCATATTTCTTGTCAAACATCTGACGTTGAGATGGAAAATCAGCGGGTTTGATGTTCTTGATGTATGCCCGAGATTCACAAACAACACGTTTTTCAAGTTCTACAGACTTTTCATAGCCTCCAACAATCATACCTAACCAAGTACCCAATGCAGTAGCTGAGTGCATGATCTGACCAACCCTATCCTTGATTTTCAGATTTTTATCTATACCATGAGGTGCATTATTTTTTTCTGCCCACATTTGAGTAGAATATTTACCCGATTGTGAATGATAAGGACGAAAATTACCAACTTTAAGTCCGGCGGTTACTTTCAGATTATCAACCATAACTTTTCTGTCCTCATCACTACCTTCAACATAGAGAAAGTTGACTTCTTCCCAAATCTGTTTTTCAGTATGGATAAAGTCTTTATCAAGCATTCCTCTGATTGATTTCATAATATCACCAACCGTATTACCTGTTAGTGGTATGAAGACTCGATTGGTAGCTGTCATATAACGAGCTCGATCAAGTGGAGAGTCAAATGTTAGTTTATCAAAGAAATAATGTAACCATCCTAACGTATCTATAGCTTCTATCCTAGTCCACCCCGAGCGGCCCTTATCGTGACCATTTACCTCTTCAAATGTAGGTGGTGGTTTAGTATAGTCAATACCATTGAGAAGTGACTTAGCTAAAGGGGGTACATTTCCCAAAATAATTGCCAACTCTCTGACCTGTTCCGCATCAATATATTCAACAGATACCTTTGGCTTAATATATGTGCCGTTATAATTAACGCCAGGATATTGTCTATAATATTCTGGTGCTTGTTTTCTCCACCTTTCGATGGCTTCTTTGTCAAACTGAGGTTGACTTGTCTTGTGTTTAAACTGTTCGATTGGATCTTTAATTCCAACAGAACTTAGTAATTCTATTTTGCTCATTTTTATCTCCGTGAGATCTAGATTAAAAAAATAATATAATATGGTTAGAAGACTATCTCCTACACTCATTTTATATTATGTACCATTATAACACAAATGCTTTCAAAAGTCAAGTCTTTATTTTTAAAAGAACTCATCTAATGTTGTTTGTGTTTTAACTTTATTAAGTTGTCTATGAAACTCCTTATGTTCATGCAATTTCTCAAACCTAGAAACTGGATTTTCATGAGATGTATCATTGACATATTCCTGCACTCTTCGATGAGCTTCAGTAGCGTCATCTGGAATATGCAGTTTTGTAAAAGGTGAATTTGGATCATCTTTGACTCCCCACTGTTTAACCCACCTTCTAATCGTTTCCCATGAGTTTGAACCTTGACCATCTACCAAACTCTTATGAGTCTGATAGAGTAAATCTTTCTTATAGGTCAAACCTTGAGACATAAAGTATAGCCAAGGGCCTCCGAACAGACCTTCTTGGTCATGAATTTTTGTATGGTTTCGACTTTCTAACATAGCTGTCATTAGATTATTCTGAAATTCAGACTTAAAATCTTTCAACTTATACTCAAATCGTTCAGGAAGATTTTGTAATTTGGTCTGAAATTCACCTTTTGTTTTGAAATAATATGGATATTCGCTACCTAACACATCACGCATCATAGGTGTATCGTAAACCAATGTTGGTGTACCTAATTGTATTGGGTCTTGTACACTCAAGTTCCAAGTACCATATCCCTTAATGATTCCAACAGATGCATAACAGTTTTTCAAAAAGTCAGAATATAGTTCTACTGATTTTTCTTGTGGTCTACCAACATATGAATCATAAGAATACTTGAACCTATCACCTACAGGAGATTGACCAGATTGTGGTTTCTTTATAGTTTGGTCTGTACAATAAACAACATACTCAGGTGACAAGCCTTCCATATATTCTGGTAAAATATCCCTACCAGTTGTGGTATGCCATCTGTGATTAAATGCAATTGGTTTTCCTTTCTGTTTCCACAGACCAAAATCCTTAGTAGGAAGTGGATTTGCAGCAAGTGGCATATAAGACAGTTTTTTCTCAATAGAATCATTCATATCTACTACATGAGTTCTATTGTTCCAATTTTGTTTCCAATAATTAAGACTTGCAGTACCATGAACGAATGACCTAGTTGATAAATCAACAGCTTCCATATGTCTGAACAGTGTTGGAGGAAACAAACCAGCTGGAGCTGATGCAGGACAATCTACCCAATGAAAAAATGTAATACCATCTGTATTATTCATTCCATATCTGAGTGTCAACAATGCCCAAAGTGTATTTGATAAAATCTCTGGTTGATGACAAAAGACAAAATCAATATCTATAGATGATGTTTCCAAATACAAATATTCACTAGGTCTGAAAAATACCTTTTCCTTACCCGAAAATATTCTTTTCAATTTCTTTGCATTAAACTCACTACGATTACTTAAAACTGATTGTGGATATGGAAATGGTATTAAGGTCACATTTTCCATATTGTACAATGGATTACCGACTTGAATTGTACTACGTTCTGGAATTAAAATGTAATGATGGCACATCGGCAACATCATTACAGTATCCATCAGAACTTTCCAATTAGAATCTGTTTCAAGAACGGCCTTACTACCACTCCACCTAACAGGTGAACACACATGAAGTATTCGTTTTCCAAACAACTCATGATGGTAATAGGGATTTTCACTTAAATTTGGCATTTGACATTATCTCCACTAAACAGGCCATTAGGTTAATTTCTTGGTCTGCAACAAATGCAGACTTGTATTGATACTCTGCAATATGCAGAATTATTTGAGGGATTGAACTAGGTTCAGCTGCAACATACAAATGTTCATACACCTTACGATATATTTTCTGAGGGTCATTATCAATGTTACCAACAACCCATGACCGAACACCCTTAAAGTTTTTAGACTTCAAACATTCAACCAACTCTTTCATATTTGCATCACTTATATTTAGCAAAATACCAGAGTCAATATTTCCAGAAACAGAATATCGCTGTAATTCATTTAGCACCCTGCGAAAATCTGGTAGGTGTTTCATAATGAGTTCTGCAACTACTTTGCCATCATATTTTATATCATTTTCCATTAGGATAGATATGCACCTGCTCATAAACTCATTTGCAAGTTTGCGTTTATCAGTATCAGTAATACGATAATCAATAACTGCACACCTTGAATGAATAGGTTCTATAATTCTGTTTTTGAAGTTACAAGTAAAGATGAATGAGCAGTTACTAGAGAATTTCTCTATGAAACCTCTCATTGCAGGCTGGACTGAATCGGGGGTCATATAATCAGCTTCATCCATAATGACCACTTTGCGACCACCTGAAAAAGAAACTGAACTACAGTATTGTGTAAGTTTATTGCGAAGAGTTTCAATCAATCGACCTTCATCAGATCCATTGATAATAATATAATCACAGTCAAGGGATTTACACAACACTATAGCTGCAGAAGTCTTACCTACACCGGCACCACCACTCAGGATAAGATTGGGTATTTTATCCTGTTTTATAATGTCCCTGAAGGTACTTTTGATACTTTCTGGAAGTATCAAATCATCTATTGTTTTGGGTCTGTATTGTTCGACCCATAATATATCTTTATTCATTCATCACTCCATTCATAATTAATAATATACTATTGTACCATTATAATAGCAAATAGTCAAGTCTTTTTATTCAAAAAAAGTATTTAAGTTTGGGGTTATAAAATCAGGCCTCTTAACAACCTTACCATCAAATAACTTATTCATAATGAAAATGGCCCTACCATTCTTAGTTGTCTTGTCAGTAACTTGATGTGTAGAAGAATATTCAACAGGAAAATCAATTTTGACTTCTGTATGGCCGGGGTCATCATAAAAGACTTCTTCAATTTTTGGCGTTGGAAATGTAAAGACTATGTTTTCGCATATTCTCAGAGCTTCATCTACGAATAGTTTTTTCTTATCGGGGTCAATGTGTTCAACTACTTCACTACACCACCCCCACTCCCATTCATTATCATCAAATGGAGTACCTTCTGTCAAGTCCATCAGATAATCGACTTTAGGAAAAGAACCCCTCACGTCTAAGGCTCGGTAATCACCACAACGTGTAGAAAGAACACCCCTATATGGACAAGAGGTTCCTGCACCAATATCAAGAATATTCTTCCTACCTTTT